CAGGTATAAATAGGGGTGCTGCTCCCATGCGGCGTTTGTGGCGGCTTTTTGTTTGGCTAGTTCAACAAGATATTCCGGTTCAGTACTGCCGGGCATATGACCTGTCTTAGCGGCCGCAATCAATTGTGGGGAATAACCGAGACCAAACGCTTGTGCGGCACCTCGACCAAATGATTCAAGGCCACCAACTTCGGGTTCCCAAGCAATGTTGCCCCCTTCTGGTTGTGATGGTTCATTATCCCACTTGATGTTTTCAGCCATTATTGAATCTCCACGCTACCATCGGAATATTGAATGGCTTTTTTACCTGCATTGGGACCGTCTTGAACTATACCAGTACGTGTAACAGTACGGTTTCCTTCGGACTGGGCTTGCCCAGCGAATGGAGGAATGTCTTTCTTGGCTTTTTCAAGATAGCTTTCTAATGGGTTTGCTTTATTGAATTGAGAGGTAAACAATACGGGCTCAGGATACTGACCATTGTTTTTAACGCCTTCTGCAAGCCATGCTTGATTAAGATCATGTTGTTGCTCAAGTTTTGCTTTGGCGTTTGCAACGATATCATGCCGTGAACCCGGATTAATGCTAGGTGTCGCAACAGCATGTAACGCTTCTTGTAAGACGGATTTTTGAGCAGAACCTGCATTTTCTGAAAGGGTTTGCAATGCAGAAATAACTGCACTCTTTGTTCCAGAATCGTTGGCTTTTTGGAGAGTTGCCATATCTGGTTTAATATATGCATCAAACCCCGGTATTGAACTTAATCTACCAATGGCTTCAGCCAATTCAGGTGTTGCACGGTTCATATTTGCCAAGCGTGAATACTCGGCGATATTGTTAATAAGTTGATTATTAACCGCATAGCTTTTTTCAAAATCCGTAGCATCGTTATATTGCGATTGAATATTCTTCGTGACGTTTTCAGCAAGAGCGGCCTTACGCGATGCAGCAAGAACACCTAATGCGGGGATAGAATTACCATTAACATCGCGTGTTAATTTAGTATTGTTGATTTCGGTTAGACGATCCTCATATGCTTTCACTTGTCCTTCAAGGAAAGAACCTGTTCCACCAACACCTTTATATTTATTGATGAATGATTGAAGTGATGCGGGATCATTTCCAAGAGGAATTTCTATGCCGTCACGAACAACAGTACCTGAATGCATTTGTTGGAGCGTAGGAGCGGGTGCAAGGCCAACTTTACCCTGATCGGTCTGACCAGCTGCAGGTTGCACCGCAGGTTGTCCAAACACACCCGTTTGACCGGTAATTGCCTGAGCGTCTGTAGGAAGATTTCCTTGATAACCCGATAGTTTTGCAAACTCTTGCATAGAAATTGGAGGTTGACCGTTTGCGTCGCGCATTGCATTGAATTGCATAAGACCCGTTTGAAGGGCATTTGTTGTAGCAATGTTGCGTTGCGAAATAACAGGCGATAGCGCCTGACGCTCCATCTGCTGTGTACGCACATCTTCATAAGCCTTAGCACCGCCACCAAGACCTTGTAAAATAGCCGCACCAAGATATGGGCTTTTAGACGATGCCATAGCCCCAAGGCCGGACAACAAAGGTATAATTGTTTGCTCAGATATGAGGCCCGTCTGTGGCAGTAGACCACCTTGGTTTTGCTGTTGTTCTTGAGCCTGTGCAGAACCGATACCAAACATATTTCCTAAACCGCTGAACAAATCGCCATTGGTTTTAGATGGTTCTTTTTGTGCAAGGCTCGTCCAAGTTGGCGCAAGGGCTTTTTTAATTTCAGGTGTAAAACCATTTTCAGAAACATCTTGCCTTAAATCGCGACCAGTACGTTTTTTATAATCATCGTTTGCAAGTTGCCATGTAGCTGCGTCTTGATAAGCAGGGGTCATTGGCGCACCGCCAGTTACTCGATCCCATGTCTCACCAATAAATTGACCCGCACCTGCGGCCGTAGATTGTCCGCCTTTGCCAACGCGATGAGGATGACCTTGAGATGGATCAAATTCTTCGCCACCATTAAGAATGTTGTATTTTCCGCCGCTTTCACCTTGATAAATATTTTTTACAACTTGTTGTTGCGCGGCATCCATATCTGCAAGACTTTGAGGAGCAATCTTATATTGTAGTTTGCTATCAAGGCCACCTTCGTCACCAACTACATCGCCATCAGCATGGTGTTCACGAGGAACAAGACCGCCTGATGAAAGCCCAAATGGCGCTAAAATAATTGGAAGCGCAGACATAGCCGCATCACCAATACCAGACATCGCCGCACCAAGACCACTAGCCGCTTCAGGAGCCGCAAAAGCCTCTTCTCCGCCCGTTGCCATTGCGCCAACAACATCAGGTAATGGAGCAGAGGCGGCACTATATAAGCCGGGAAGTTGAGACGTAGCGCCTAAACCGCCCATAGACCCCGCCAATTTACTTGCGCCTAATAAGTCCCCCATGCCCAACCCAGATTGAGAAGGATTGCCGGGAGGATTGGCTGCTGTAGCAAGTTTTCTTTCAGGTTGCTGACTATTCTTTGCAACTTTTTCCATGGGGTCATTGGATGTCTCATATGGAATATCACCACCATCGGCATATCCAACAAGACCACCTTGAGCCTGCGTAGGTTTGTCCAAGGTCTTCATATATTCATAGGCTTTATTGAGATAATCCTTAGCACCCGTGAATAATTTACCACCCTGCTCAATTTCGTCAGCGGCACCTAAACCTTGTTGCAACACGCTCTCTGGCATTGACGGTGCAGAACCTGCGGTCATTAATTGACCAACTGAAACTTTAGAATCAGGAACACGCCCCGCAAGACCCGGTTCACCACCCATTTGCCTCATAGAAGCTGCATTGGGATTTTTTAAAGCGGTCTGTTGACGGTTCAACAAATTATAAAATGAATTAATATCATAGGGATCGTACTTGCCAAACGCAGTTGTATCGGCGTAGCCACCATCCGCATATCCTTCACCCATGTGTTGCATGCCAACGGCACCGCCCTCGGACACCAATCCACCGCTATAATGCGCGGGACGAGAGGCTTTCTCATAATCTACGGTTTTATAACCACCTGCCAACCCTACGGCTTCTGGATGCTTTTTCTCAACCTCATCGGCCATAAAGCCAATATGGGTCTGTTCAGTATCATCGCCCTTGTACTTATAAGTATAAATTGGAAGACCGTTATAGGCTGTACCAATTTTCTTAATGTCTTCTTTAAGGCGTCGATCGGAGAAGAACGGCATAGGCTGTTGCGTGGTTGTGGTGGAACCAGACAGTGCGCCAGTACCTTCTGCAATATTTGCCAAGAATTGTGCCACTTGGAACGGATAGGCCTGTTGTTGCAAGAACTGATTGTAAAGGGCCGTGTTGCCTGCCTGTTGGGTTTGCTGACCAAGAGTACCTGCGCCCAATTGTGCTTGCGCCCCAGCAAGACCTGCCGTTTGAGCACCCGCACCCAATGTTCCAAGTTGCCCAGCAAGAGCACCCTGTTGACCAAGACCTGCCATATAGTTTTGAGCGGCGTTTTGATAACCAGTAGAAGCCATGTTGGCTAATACGTTACCTGTTGCAAGATTTTGTTGTCCTGCTAATGCGGCCTGTGCAATTTTACCACGATCGCCACCGAACGCTCCGGCAGATATTCCTTGGCCCAAAATCTGTTGCTGTTGTTGTTGATTTTGGTTCTGTAAATAAGCGGCAGTTGAACCCATGGCTTGGCTGACGAAGGGATTCATATACCCCGCCACGCCCTGTTGGTAGTTTTGTGGGTTATAACCTTGATAGGCTTGTGCCGTGCCTTGTAGGGCTGCGCCGTAGGCGGGTTGGGCCGAAGTGGCATATTGATTGATGTTACCAATACCCGCCTGTTGCTGTTGATTTAATGGGGCAACAAATGCGTTTGGATCAGTGCTATATTGTTGAAATGGTTGTGCAGCCGTCTGTTGAGCCTGAGCATTAACGGAGTTATACCGAGCCAGCACCTCGGGAGGTATGGATACCTGTTGGGTAGTGGTTCCGGTTTTGCCGCCCATTTTAGTGCTCCGTTACGTGCTCATCGTGTCCTGTTTGGACATTGTATAAGAAAAAAGCCCCCGCAGGAGGCCCAAATTGACGTTCGTACAGGCGGACCTTTGCCTCAGTACGGTGATTAGAAAGAACGCCAATAATGAGGGGGATACCCAAATCATCGGCCACCTTCTTGGAAAACTCGCATAGTTTACGCGCACGTCCACCTTTTGCGCTACGGAACTCAGGATCAACAAATATAGCTTTTTCCTCAAGCATCCATTCGTCAGAATACCACATCTGAGACGTTCTTAGAAGGACTGCTCCTTCAATCTTTTCGCCGGGTTTACCAATGATGCCAACAAGCCCCTGCCACAGATATAAAGCGGGTTTGATCATACCAAGCATCTTTTCAGGGTTGACACCCTTGATGCCGTTTTCTTCCCACGCCCGTAGGGCAAGGTCTAGCATTGCTGATTCGTCTTCTGGTGTTCCAAGTCGTATTTTAAGTTCTTCGGCCATTAATCCCTCTTAGGTCCGGGTAACTTTTTAAGCGTTTCTATGGTTTTTTTACGATATCCAGTAACAAAATGATCAAGGATTTCATGACCGTGGTCAATATCTCCATTGCCTAACTGGGTCACTTCTTCTGGCGTTATAACATATTCCCCACCTGCAACCACCACTTCAACGGGAGCGCGTCCACCCGAGGCTCGAGCACCATAAGGTTTACCTTGGGCGTATGGCATTCCTTCGGAGGAATAAGGTTGTTTTTGTTGGCTATAGGGTTTTCCTGAAAACATGCGCCGAGCAATCTTGAACCCTGCCATCGTGTTGCCTTCGCCCATGGACGAAATGATATCGGCAGGTATGACATATGACCCCGAATCAAGTTTGGTTGGTAAGTGGTCGGTACGCCCCGCAACCGGACTATGAATTGGACCCTTGTGGGTTAACTCGGCATGCATAGGATATTCAATATGAGGTATGTTTAAATTGGCTTTGCGGTAATCCATGGGACCACCCTCTGCTTTTCCCGATCGGGCCATATTAAGCGCAGCCGCTACCGCCTGATCATGTGGGTGACCCGCACGGGTCATTTCGCTTATATTCTTACTAATCGTCTTTTGAGATTTACCGTGTGCTAATGGCATGATGACCTCAGATATTTGGCGTGTAAGAAACGACAGCGGACATACCAGTTTGAGCAACAACCACCAGCCCATTGGTAACATGAATACGAATGTCTCGGTACGGGACAAAGTTAGCGGCATTGGCTGGCAAAGAAGAATAAATTAAATTGGAATTTGCTATGCCGCCGGTTGTTGCTGAATCATACAAAAGCACTTGGTTAGAGCCGGACGTTAACGGTATGGATATGCTGTATAGAAGCCCTTTTCCCGTAAACACTTGAGTTGTTGTAGCTACAACTGGCGCTGAAGATGTTGTTGGAACAACATTAGTTATTTCAGACACAATGCTTTGCAAATAACTCGCAAGGTTATTGATCGCAATAACGCCGTTCTTTTGTGTGGTGAGAATATCGTCAAGTGACGCACCCATTAAAATCTCCCGTCAATCTGATAGCGGTATCTGATTGCACCTAGCCGCCAGAACGTACCAACGTCATTGGACGATATATTAAACGCCATTAAACGCGCCCTGATGCGGACAGATATGTATTCTGTGGCTTGCGTCATTGTATAAGGGCCGTACTGAACAGGTGTATCGCCGGGGTAATTAGTGACGTAGAATGTAATCTGCACGGTCGCATTTGGATTACCAGAATACGTTCCCCACTTCATGTCAGGCCATATCTGATCAATAAAGATCAAGTTGTCGGCCTCGTTAAGTTGGAAATAACCCGTCTGGAAAGACGATAGCATGGCGGTTGTTTGGGTGCCGTTGGCTGCATCGTTTCCTATTTCGTGCTGATATAAGTAATTATCAGACCCAGCACCAATAGGAGACCCAAGCACAGATTGATCAATCCAAGCAGTCCGGCCAAGAGAACCGTAGTCCCACTGTTGAAGGACGGTATTGTATTTGACATAGCTATCGTTCTCGGTGGACGAGGCAGATGGATAGTACCATGTAATTTCGTTGAACTGGCTGTTTACGCCGCAAGCTACTTTATAAAGGTAAGATGTATTGATGTTTTGGAAAACAACGTCCCAGATCGGGCATGGGATAGATTGAACGCCTGACCCCACCATCATAAAGAATTGTTTTTGCGACATCCAATAGACGGCACCGTTCATTTGCCCCGCGCAATGCTGAGAGATAGCACCGCAGTTAGAACCGATCTTGTTAAACCCATACACAAACGGAGCGCCAACATATTGCATGGCCCAAAGGTCAAGGTCAGTCCATAAAAGCCCCTGTTGTGGCCCCTGAATACCTGCAACGATCTTGGACCCCGTAGGAATACGATAAGATCCTGCCTGATTTGTTGCTGTTCCATTCCAAACAGTGAAGTCACCAATGTCGGACCACCGAACCAACAAGGGATCGGCCGCAAGCGTGAACGAGGATCCGTATGCCACCACTTGGCGCTCAGGCATCGCAACGAATACACCGCTTGCCACAAGAGGACAGTTGCCACCGAGATATTGCGCGGTCTGAAGTTGGCCATTGGGTTGCCAATAGTAGATCGTTCCACCTGCGGGGCAGGCAATTAGGTCTTGGCCAAAGTTATCAAGCGTCCAATCGGTGGCTGTGATCGGGGTGCCGGGGACAGAAGGTTGAGCCGTACCAACACCAAAACCACCCGTACCAAAGCCACCAACACCAAAACCCGTGCCAGTAGGTTGCGGCCCAATTGCGATATAAAAATTAGCTTTAATGTTACCGCTGTTGATTGATACCGTTGCGCCGGACGTAGCCGTGTTGGCTGCGGAAAAAGTAAAAGTACTTGATGTCGGAACGGTCAATACGGAATAGAGGCCAAACAGGGTTACGCCACCGACAGCCGTGGATACGCCAATGTAAAACTCGTCGCCCACAGCATAACCGTGATTGGCAAGCGTAGCCGTTACAATTGAAGAACCACTCGTTGTGGTAAACGAGTAGGAAGCCCCACCACTTGAAACGGTCGTTGTAGCATTAGACGCGGCTAAGATTGAATAGTTTGCGCCATACTGAACCGTACCTGCTACCGTTTGAGATCCAGTTGCGGTTGAGGCAAATGAGATTGACGTAGACGTTGCACCCGTTAATTTCCAAGTCCCGTTGTATGCCGTTGGCGTAACGCCGCTGACGATAACATATGATCCAATCACTGGCGGGTTGGCCTGAGATGCAAAAGTTATGGTGGCGGTTGTGCCATTACCAGATGCGCCTGTTGTGGCTACGCTATTGGCAACCGATGCCGTGTAAACGGGGTATGGGCCTGTAAAAACAAGCGCATCAACCGCAACGGGTGTAACGTAATTAACGTAATCTAAGGTTGATGCAATCAGGCCATAATCAACAACGGAAACAACATTTGATCCGGCGGTGGTTGAGAAATTTGGCGCAGAATTGGTAATGGTCGTTTGCGGGGTGACATTGGAGAGATTGCCACTCGTTAAGACGTTGAGCGAAGATTCCGCACCAATACCAAGATAGTTGTTGGCGTTAAGATCGGCCCATCCTTTTAGCGCACGAATTTTTGAACCGATGGCAGAAGCATAGTACGCGACCCAACCGCCAAGTTTTTGCGCCAAACCGTAGCCATTGCGTTCAGGCAGGAAACGAATTAACTGCGAAGCAGAATATGCGGCTTCGTTCAACGCCGGAGTGGTGTTGGTTTCAATGCCGGGCTTCAGCTTGATTGTATTATGAGGCATAAATTACCTCGTTGGAGCGGCAAAAGGAGCAGGCGAATAAGAAGTCCATGCGGCAGATTCAAACTTCTTGCGGTTCTCTTCGACCATCGCGCTCTTGAGAAGGCTTTGATATTGGCTTTCATACGTCTGCGCCATGGCAGGATCATCGTTCAAACGGCCGAAGTTGCGTTGGTAGGCCGAGATATAGATCATGGACGCCATGATAAACATGTCCGGCAAATAGACCGAGATATAGGTTTGCGTGTTTGTGGCCGATAGCGGAGCAGAACGCACGGTTCCTGTCAGGCGAATGGCATAGTTAAGATCGGGAATAGGGCCAACAATCATATTCTGATTAGTCAGACCAGTTGACGCCGAATCACCACCGTAGACAGCGAAGTATTGCGGAAGCCCCGTAGCCGATCCCGTGCCGTATACGTTTTGGATAAATTCTTTGCCGACTGGCAACAAGGGGGCTGAACTACCTGAGCCGTCAATGACTTCAAAGGTTTCCATGACCACAAACTGAGACGTAGGAATCGTTAAGGTGCCGTTGCCTGCCGTCAAAGAATAAGATGAGTTGCTGATTTGGGTTGACAAAAAGTCAAGGTCACGCTGCATCCGCAGTTCGGCGTAGGAAATCATTTGAGGCAAAATGATCTGGAAGTTGGTGTCCGTTGTAGGAACCACCGCCATTGTCGCTATTTGCTGGACGTAGGTGTTATAATCCATGTCTACACCATGTTAAATGCGGTTTGTTCTACTTCTGACACCCGACGTGACCAGCCTTTGCCAAAGGTACCATAAGTTGGCAGTGATTGTAAGAAGGCTAATCTGGCTTCGCATACCGCTGTAGCAACTTCACGAGGGTTTGACGCTTCAAGAGCGCGTAACGTGGCGGGTCCGATTTGCCCGTCTGGATTGGTACTGAGTACCGACTGAAGGGTTTTTGCTGCGCGGGACGGCCCCGAGTTGATGGCAAAATCGAAGACGGCATAATCCACGCCTTCCGGCAGATCGTCACCTTTAATTGTATCCCAATACTTTGTTTTGTACAGAGGCATGACATCGTTAGGCTTTAACGCCTTGATATCGTCTTTGGTCACAGGATGGCCAACCCATGCCTCCCAAGTTGCTTTTGTGC